CGATAACCTTTAATGGTTGCCATTTAACTGCGGAAAAATTAGCACCTTTCGGCTTTTCCCAATACCAACAATACTTAAACATATCCATGTTGCTTGCTATTAACGCCGAGCTAAACGGTTGACTTGCTGTTAATGCGATTGCCCCATTGCTCTTAATCAATCGCTTATACTGCTCCCACAAGGGTTCAAAAGGTATTATCGTATCCCACTTGCAAGCCGTTGTTCCGTAGGGAAGGTCGCACAGTATCATGTCAATACTTTTATCAGGGAATTGCCTCATTACTTCGAGGCAATCCCCGTGAATAATCTCATTCAACGGCAACCCGTTCATTACTCCTCATCCTCAGACATAATAGCAATCACATGTTTCCAGCTATCTCCGGCAAAACCAATTTTATTGTCACTTATCTTACAAGTCTTCAGCCTATCAAATAAGCTGATGAGAAATTCAATACCAATAGAGAAAGAAAACTTGATATCTTTATGTTCCGTCTTTAACCTCTCTTCAAACCAACCATATTCATTCTGCGCCGTCAATATCAATTCTCCATTTTTCGCCTTGACTTTTACCGTGGGGATGGCACTTATATCTGTTTCCTTCTTGGCAAATACATTAGCCCTGTTCAGTGCTTCTCTCATATCCCCAGGGAAGGTAAATTCATCGCCCTCAATGTCCAAAAATCTTTCGACATCGGGAAATTCACCTTCTACAGTCCTACAAGAGAAAATAGTGCCTTCAGACGTCCTAAAATGTACCCAATTCTCTCCAAGGAAAATCTCTTGAATATCGTATTTGATAAGTTCCTTAACCGATGAGGCAGGGATAAGGAAATCGCCAGGCATTTTCTTCTTAAGTTGGTATTGAATAATCTGGAAGGAATCTGACGCCTCTACCTTATCGCCTCGAATGTTCACACAAGTCAATATTGGACGGCTCATATCGCTGGAACAGGCTGGATAGCACAGAGACAAGGCTGGCAAAAAGTCTTCCGGTATCTTCTTCCACTTTCCGATTTCGCCTATTTCTTCGAGAGGTAGGCGGATTTCTTGTTCAAAAAGTAGTCCAGCCTTCGACCTTCCGGTTTTTATAACCACCTGATTTTCTTGTTGCTCAATCTCAATCTCCTCGTCCTTTACTTTGGCAAGAAATTCATACAACGCCTTCGCTTTCACCGCGCCTCTCATATTCTCCAAGCCAGTAACGGGGTGAGAAACGCTTATTTCATCGTTATAAGTAACCACCCTATCCCCGATAAACGCAAAGCTGGTAGACTGTTCAATTAACTCCTTGTTAGCTAATCCAGGCTTTACCTTCTCCAACGCTTCTAAAAGCTCAACTTTATTGACTTTCATGGTTTCTCCTCTCCTCCTAATTAATTTTATTAATTTTATTCTCCTTTCCGCTCCTGACCATCTCTCTTTTGAACCAGGCATACATCATACATAAAACCTCCTCTCAATTTTGACTTTCATTCATATCCTCTTTCAACCTTTTTATAGCTCTTATCACATTCCCAGAGTAGTCATCGCGCGGCTTGTCTGGATTGTAGTAGAAGAAAGATATTAGCCTCCTGCAATTTCCGTTTTTAAGCATTTTTCGCAATTGCTCCAGCTCTATTTCTTCTTTTCTCATCCATATAAAATTCCCTGCAAGGTATAATTTCATTTCCCCCCTCCTCTAGAAGGCTACAACTTTTTTATAGCTCCAAAAACCTCATCATTTTCAAGTGCTTTCGTCTTTATGTGATAATAACTGAGTAGTCTATTAGGATGGATATATGTTTTTCATGGTCGCTGTCTAATCTACTACCGGCAAAGTATATTTTCATTTTTCATCGTTCCGTCCTGTTTTTACGTATCTGACGAAATCATCTTTCTTTTGTAAGACATGGAAGTAACTAAGGAGCCTCTCCTTCTTATTCATCTTCGTCAAGGCTTCTCCATGAGAAGGTTCAAACAACCATGTGGCGAGATAGATTTTCATGTCTCCTACTCCTTTAACAAGTTTAATAACACGGTCTTCAAATCAGGTTCGTCACCTAATAAACCCTTTCTTCCACCTGAAATACTTGTCCAAGTGAGATTATGTTGCGGATTGATGAATTTCCCAGTGTTTGTTATAGCCGACAATCTGTTTTCATTACCCTCTGACTGGGATTGCCGCCACTTGAACAGATTACCCGGAACCAGTGAGTATTCGATTGATTGCGCTAGGTCATCCTCATTATCAAGCAGTAGGAAATATGCCTTCTCCAGCCTGAAAGGGAGCGGAGACTTGGTCAAGTCATAGTATAAGAGTAAAATATTCCGTACCATGGTTAAGTTATATGGTTCAATACTGGCGAAATAGATTCTCATAAAGCAAATCCCTCTACTACGCCCTCCCGTTTAAACGGCCAAGGCCATTCCGGTAAGGTTTTTTCTAAGTCTTGGAAGTAGATGACGTTCAGTTCATCCCGTAACCTGTAGTCATTACAAATACCTACTTCCTCAATAATTTCAATTAGTCTTTTGGCGTTTTTGTCCCTTGGTTTCTTTTCAGCCCAACGTTCATTTTCAGCCAATTCATGGTCCTGGTCGACATATTCAAACCTTGATTTACCGAGTTTATAACCTTTTTCATGGATGTATTGCAGGATTATTTCTTTTTGTTTTGGTGGGAGAGTATCAATATGTTGACCAGCTTCCTTTTTGTTGGGGCTTCTGGATGATACAGAAATTTTCCAAGAGTTCTCGTCATAAATCCATTTACCGTTCTTGAAACGTGGAACATATATTGAGCCGATTCTGCCCGTGATAACCCATGAGGTACTATCGCAGCTGTACCATGGATACCGGAGCATAAGAGAGAATGAGGTCAGACCAAAACCATGGATTTTGACTTTAGGCATACCTTTTTCATCGCAAATATATTTACCGAAACATTCATCTAACCACAGAATCAGAGTATTTTTCGGAGCTCCAACCATACCACCTAGACTGATATAATCATATCTCTTAATGTAGTACTCCAAGTATTCAAAGGGTTCACCGATGTGAAAGACCGGAAGAGGACGGAGCCCTGCCTCTTCCATAATCTTTTGGTTCTTCAAGGTAAGTTCTGCAGTTAATTTGCTCCCTCTCTTCCCATCAACCTTGGAAGTATTCACCAAACCTATAACATCGAGATTAGCGTATATATCGATGATATCCTGATGTTGTTTGATGAAATCAATATAATCTTGAATGTTTATTTCTACCCCTTGAGTCCAAGCAGAATATGCACCGGAGTCAAGAAATAGGCCTACTGCCTTATCCTGCTTATGCCTCCTTCTGACGAATTTCCCCATTTAACTTACCCCCTCCGACTTCAATAGGGTCCGTTATATCCTTTTTGTTCCATAGGAACTTCGATAAAATAAGTGACCATAGATATCCGCCAACAATCTTAGCCACAAGTTGACCCAAAGTCGCCCACCAGATAAAACTACCAAAAGCGATTGTGGGGAATAGAAACGAATCGACCGTAGCAGAAACTATGTTTGAACCATTCACCTTAACGAAACGAGATTTCTTGAACAGTACCTGATATACAATCGCATCAGATAAACCGGCAATAAAGAAAGACACTGCGGAAGCAATCGCAATTTGTAGTACCGCTCTATTGAAGAACCATGAGATTAAACCGCCTGTGGCAATTAAGCAAAACATCTTCAACCAAAGATTTTTACCCTGCCAACGCTCATGCAATCCATCCCGAGTAGTTAAATCGAGGGCAATAAGGAAGAAGGCGTTGAATGGGGTGGAGATAGGACCGAAATACAAAACCGAGAAGTTGGCTAGTACAACAGCCAAGAGGTATAAAACTATTAACCACATAAGAGAGGACCCCCTTCAATTTTCTGTTTCATATTCAATTGGGTCAGTTTTATTTATCTCAACGAATGCCTGGAGTCTCTCCCGACAGGTACCACATTTACCGCAACTGACTGGTTGATTCTTGTAACAGCTTCTGGTGAGATGATATGGAACGGGTACCGGTAAGGAGTATCCAATCTTTAGAATATCCGCTTTGCTTATATTTACAAACGGAGTAAGAACACTGACTTTACCCTCGGAAGACAGCTCAATTACAGACCTGAGAGCTTCAACGAACTCTGGACGGCAATCGGAGTAAATCGGATGGTCGCCTCCATGCACGCCTAATGCGACATAATGAACGCCTATAGATTCGGCTATACCCGCCATGATGGAGGCGAATATAAGGTTCCGACTGGGAACAACTGTCTGTTTCATATTCTCTACCGAGTAGTCACCTTCAGGGATAGAACGTCCACATTTAAGCAATAGATTGGAGGAGAAAAGGGCCATAACCGAAGTGATATCAATGTTATGCTTAAAAACTCTCCCCGGGTATTTCTCCTGATAATACTCGACTACTTTATTTGCAGCTTCAATCTCATATTTTCCATGAGTTGAACCGTAGTCAAATATGCAACAATGAACTATTTTCCCTCCGTTTAGAAGTACTCCTAATAAAGTAGTGGAATCGAGACCCCCTGATAGCCCCATAACAACTTGCATAAAACTCCCCCTTACAGGTTAAATCCCATTCTTTTTCAAGCAACTGGCAAATGCAGTCGCCATTACTTGTCATCCTTTTTCCTGGCGATGGCAGGTAGGTTTTTACCTTTCTTCCACCAAGTAATATAAGTCCTAATGGTTGATTCTTTGACGTCATTATTGACTCTAGCGGCGAGTTCCTGAATATCTGTAATATTGGATTTCCATGCCTCATATATTATGGCTTTATTAGACTTGGGACGACCATTCTCAGAGGCAGTCTCCTTTCTCTGTTTATTCGACTTCATGTCTTTCTTCACTTTTTGTTCTTTCTCTACTTTTTTAGCCTTTTTCGTCTCAGATTTTGTTTTCTTCGGTTCATCTACTTCATCCTCCTCAGTTTCGGAGTCTTCATCTTCTTCAACTTCAGTATCCTCTTCCAGTTCTTCTTCCTCTTCAATTTCGTCATTAACATCCTCAAGTTCCTCTATATCCTCATCATCAACCGCTTCACCTCTGAGAACCTCGATGACTTTCATAGTCTCATCAGAAATATCATCTTCCGGCAGAATTAAATCCGCAGCCTCCAACAGCTGGTCAATCAGTTCTTTATCGGCCACCTTCTTCCCCGTCTTGATTTGGGGGTCCAACCCCATGATAGCATTCAACTCTTTTGCAGCTTTAATCAAGTCTTCCCTTTTAACTTCCATTTGTAAAAACCTCCTTTTTGATTTTAATGTTAACTGACTTTCCTTTTATATTATTAACCTATCCTTCTGTACTTATTATACAACTTACACAAAAATTATTTGTAAGTTTTTCACAAAATCATGGGAAGAAACTTTCCAAAAATGGTCTACCTGCCGCAAGGTCTTGCAAAACCCAAACCTCTCTGTCGTTGGAGAATTCTCCTTCACGAACGACTATCTCGTTTATTCGCAGTATTCCCAGCTTCTTCTCCCTCCCTTGCGGGTCTTGGTTCAATCCATACATTGCGGTAACATGGGATAGCTTCCTCTTGTCTTCGCTGAAGTTACTCATCGTCAATCTTTTCCGCTCATAGCTTTCAGAATCTGCTTGTGTTGCAGTGACTACCAATACATGTCGCTCTTGGGACAAACCTCGCAAGGATTTCCAGATATAATCCTGCCTGTGGCGAAATTCAGAAACCTTCGCATCGTCTGCTGACATCAAGTCAGCATAATCGATGATTATGACATCCGGGACAAAACCATCCTGCCTTTCCCAGATGTCTAATACTCGCCGGATTTCGCTGACAGTAAGAGTTCCCGCGGGATAGGTTATCAGCTTGAACCTACGCTTGTATCTCTCAAAAAATGTCCTGACATTTTTCTTGGCTTGAGCCACCGTGAGTGGCTGACATTTTTTGATTTTCTTCAACCAGACCGTTCCTTTCCTCTCGGCGCAACCATAACTGTCGCAAGGCTCATAATCAGGGTATTCTTCATACTTCTGTTGGAGCACTTCGAGGTTTACGAATTGGTGAGGTGTTTGTGCAAATTCGGATAGTGGAACGTTATCGAAAATTCCGTGGTCACAATTTCTGTCCTCTCTGTCACACAAGTCCAACTGGTTCAACACGCAATCCCCGACAGGGCGGAAACGCTCTTCGCAATACCTTTCCTTGTCTGAACGCTGTGATATGTAAATGCATATCCTTCTCAATACTTGTTCCTCGGTCATGTCGCCTGCCTCGAAAAACGCAACATTCGCCTTCTGTCGAATAGCTCTCAATCCTATCTCCAACAACATAAAAGTTTTCCCTCGTTTCTCTGGAGCAAGTAATGCAACAAATCCTCCTCTGATCAGTTGGTCGTTCCAAAGCTCTCCTAAAGCACCCGGGTAGGTCACAACCGGAGTATAGGCGTTGGAGAAAGCTCTTTCAATCGCTTCCATTGTTTCCTTTTTCTTCGACAAGTCCAAGCCTAACTTTTCATCCTCGAATATGGACGGTTGGAATGATGCCGCCAGTTGCTCGGCTTTCTCGATTTCTCCCGCTTGAATGAATGCTTGGACCTGTTCATTATGCTTCTCGATTTCCCTAGCCTTGAAGTATTCAATGGTCTTATCGTATAGATAACCCGAATTAAACTGTGTTCCTCTACCGTATTCATCGCTGAGGTCCTGTAACAATTCCTCTATGTATCTTGCATCAGCCTTGGACAATCCTTTCTTCAACGCATCCATGTATAAATCCTGTATGTTTGAATCGGGAGCTTTTCCATACTTTTTGAAATATTCCATGCACCAGCCCGCAACGATTTTCAATTCAGGAGATTCTAACAAAGCGGGATTCCAAAATTTCTGAATCCTTTGCAAGTAGTCGGTACTGACAATCATTCCGGTAACAATCCGACGTTCAATAAACTCTTGGTCATCTCTTATCAAAATAAACCCCCTCCCTAGGCTTTCTGTCCTTATATTATACAAACTCCCGTCGAATTATTTGTAATTCAAATCCTTCCAATTCTCCTTCTCTAATTCGCAAAGGAAAGCTATGTTGCAAGCTAAATGCCAAAGGTGCGGTAATCCGCTTTCCGGGTCTACTCCTGAAGGGTTTTCTAGGTATCTGAGCCAATGACGGTAGGCCGCGTCACGGTATCTTTCCTTTTCAACTTCCTTCCAACGAAACATACCTTGCTCACCGTATTTTCGACAACCATATTCCCTTATGGCGGCAATGGCCCAGATGATTTCAGACGGGACCAACGACAATCGGGGTTTTCCGGCATCAGCCTTAATTTCCTGATTGTATTGCATAGCTTTCCTCCTATCCCCTCAGATAAGATTTTCCAGTAATTGCATCACGTTCCAGATTATCGGTCTTGGCTTCGTGCCGGCGGAACCTGCTGAACAATGAATGGTTCAGGTCGAACAAGTCCAACCTAATGTCGGTAATCCAAGTATTGTCCCGAATCCAATCTATGTACCGGGCAATCAGTTCCATCGGACCGGGAAGAAGCCTGACCAAATCACCCGATAAGTTTTGTTCCTGCTTTTCTTTGATTTGGGAGTACAAATTCAGAAGGGTTTCTGCAAGAGTTCTTCCGTCAACGGTTCCTTCAAACAACACCTCTGCCGGTTCGTAGCAATCCCGGTAGAATACGTTGGCCAAGTCTTTGCTACGGAAAAATCGCTGCAACACTTTCTTGGGGTCTTTGGGGGTATCGGTAGAAATGATTTTGGACTGACCGGGAACAGCCCCAGCCCGGCGCATGGCGTCTTCTAGCTTGATGAATTTGCTACGTAGGCTGGAGCCGCTTTCAATGACCGGAATGTACTGACCACCTATATTCTCTTCATACCAATCCAAGGCGGCCTGAACCCTTTGAATGGAGACGCCATCAGTTTCGACTAACTTTCTAATTTCATTAGCCCAAGAATAAATCCTTTGGGATGTCACATTTATCCTTTTATTTTTCTTTATGATGGAGGCAAGTTTTTCTGCTAATGGAACGTACCATTCAATTTTATTTGTTTTCTTATCCTTTGAAGTTTCTAGCTCAGAGAATAATATCATATTAGTATTTTTATCTTTGGTATTTTTATCTATTAGTATTTTTAGGGACGGATTTCCCGAATTCGGATTTCCCGGTTTCGGATTTCCCGAATTCGGATTTCCCGAATTCGGATTTCCCGGTTTCGGATTTCCCGAATTCGGATTTCCCGGTTTCGGATTTCCCGAATTCGGATTTCCCGGTTTCGGATTTTCCGTTTCTGTCCCCTCCTCATTTAACAACTCATTTAGCTTACTTCGAGTGATTTCTAGTCCATTATCTTCAAGGAATTGTATATGTTTTTCCAGATTGAATTTCCACGGTGTATCAGTGTATGCCCAGAATGACCCTTTGATTTTTTTGGTTTTCTTATCCCGATAGTATGCTTGTACAAAATATCCCGCTTCCTCCAATTCGTTTAAGCCTGACCGAATGGAGTCACGTCCGTCCTTGCAAATTGATTGAAGGACTTCTAGGTGACTGACCCAGCCAGATTGATTGGAAAGGAGAATGCAAAGTATACCTTTGGCTTTACATGAAATTCTAGGGTCCCTCAGCATATCGTTTCGTATTTGAGTGAAGCAGGAATCTGGGGATGCATTGATAGCGTCTGGTAATCTTGTTGGAATTCTTCTTTCCATAGAATATAACCCTCTCCTTTTCAAAGTTAATTCGTCTTACATTTTCCTTCCAGTCTCGTCTGCAATGAATTGACTTAACAGTTCGCCGAAATCTATGAAGTAAAATTCTTTGCGCGGCGCGCATCTCATTTCGGTTCTTAAAACCCCCGCTTCAATGAATTCTTTCTTGCATGTTCTGAGTTGATGTTCACTTAATCCAAGTTGCTTGGTTTGTTCTTCGTAAGTCAGGTAGAAACCCCCATCCTCAGTTAGCATTCCTCTATCCTGAAAATATTTGTACTTGTCCACCAAGTTTGCAATGTAAGCAGCCTTAATTATCCCAACCTTTTGAATCAGTTTTTTGTTGATTGCTAGGAAAGCATCTGTGAAAGCATCTGTTCGGAATATCTCCAATGCAATTTTAATAATCATATCATTATCGTTGTAACTGGTTTCATTAATTCCTTTGGTTCTTTTCATCTAAAAACTTCCCTCCCTTCTGCGTCTTCCATATCCAGAATGAGTCTTTGATTCTCCTGGTCTTTTTGTCACGGTAATGTATTTTCTTCATAAGCCTAAACTAAGGTTTTGTGTTTTAACAGACGTCCTGGTCTCAGATAGACCTCTATCCATCTGTCAACCCTCTCAATCAATTTATATCGTTCTAGTTCTTCCAATATCGGGGTTAGATTCGTACGTTCAATTTTAGCTAGCTTACAGAGTTTAGAAAGGGAAATATCGCAGACATCCCATTTACGGTTGCGGATATAATCATCATAGTTAACCCCGGTCCAATCCCTTTCGTAAACTTCCCATTCGATAACTGAATATAGTTCAAAATCCTGCTTTGCGACAGCACGCAGGGTTAAATAAAGAACCTTCGCCCTTGGTTTTAGCTCAGCCCATATTCCGTTATCAATAATGCAGTTATAAAAATAGATTGCCTCCCCATATTGTTCATTTGCTTCTGACTCAGGCCTACGTACTTTATAGACGTAAAAGTGGCGTGGGCCATCTGTAACCTTTTCTTTTATTAGCAGTCCGGCGTTCTCCAATTCCTTCAAGGCATTGCGGACGGTGTTCTCGCTCACTCCTGCAAAGCGGGCAATATTCGCCTGGGATATATGGAAGGCTTCATCCTTCTCAAAATCGGCCTCACAGCAGAGCACCGGATAAACAGCCAGGGCCGCTTTCGATAAGCCTAGCTCAAGTATCACGCTTTTAGGAATAGCCCGGAAGCTGTCCATGTTAAGTTGGTCTATATCAGAAAAAGCCTTCTCCTTTGGCCTATTGTACACTTGCTCGAACACCTCCTTTGGCCTATTGTACACTTGCTCGAACACCTCCTTTTGCTGTTTCTTTTTCTCTTCCTTCTGTCTCTGAATATCCCGTATCTTTCCACTGGTTCTTTTCATCTAAAAACTTCCCTCCCCTCTGCGTCTCATTCGCTTATTCAATTATCTATTCGCCTTACATTTTTCTTCTAGCTCGCTCAGCACCTGTTCCAGTTTCTCTCTGTTCTCGGGTTTCGGTTCGCTGACGCCCCGCTCCCATGTCTGTATGGTGAGCAGTGACACTCCTACCAACCTCGCAAGTTCCATCTGGGACAATCCCAATGCTTTTCTCCTTTTCCGCAAATCATTTCTTTCCATTTTCATTTTAGAATACCTCCTTTAATAATGTTTTTACAAAATGTCTAGCGTCTTCAATTTTCATATCCCCGGGGTCGGTATTCACAGTCTCAACGAACACCTTTTTCCCGAGGGCTTTGAGTTTTACTGCTAGCTTTCGGGCTTGTTGCCGGGCTTGCGTTTCGTTATCGTATACGATGAAGAACTTGTGATGAATTTTGGACAGTGCTAGCACCTGTTCCATGGTAAACGATGTCCCGAAAGTAGCCACCGCACAGGTCCCCAATTTCCAAACGTCTACTACACCTTCAACCACAATCAGAGCCGGATATTTACTCCATTTTTCCTCCTTCCCGTATACAATGTGTTTATGGTGGATAACTTCTCGCTTCATTGGGCAGGCTAAATACCTTTTGTCAGATTTACTGGTAATGTCCCGGGTCTGAAAACTGACCATTTCTCTACCCCAATGAATAGGGATTATGATTCTATTTCCATATGAAATTTTGTCCAAGAAGCTAATCGGCCCTGTCTGTTTTAATTTCCACTTCTTCTCTAACTTCTCCGGGTCAAATCCCCTCCTCTCCAAGTATTTCTTTCCAGCTTCGTTCAAAGGACCAAAGGGTTGAGGGAATTTAATGGGGAATATACTCACTCGGGGCTCCTCTGCCTTTTTGCGGATAGTCCCCGTTGGCCCGGCATATTCTTGTATTAGATTTTTCGCCTTTTCTATGGATATATTCAGTATCCGAGACAAGACCGAGGCGGTAGAATGTCCTCCACAACGCCAGCAGTGACTAACTGTCGGCTGATATAAGTTTATTCCGAGGTGGAAGTTCTTTGAGCCGGTACAGAACGGGCAGTGGATATTTATCCAGCCTGCGGAGGCGTGATGGTGCTCGGATTCTGTTACGTAAGGTATTCCGTAGTCTTGAAGCAACTTTTCAATCCCCATTTTTTCCCTCCTATATTTATTATACAAATTAACCTGAAATTATTTGATGGGAAATTTTGTCCTTCTCATTTTTTTTCTTCGTTTCTGTCGTCTTCAATACTTGTTTTATCTCCCGGAAGGTAGCCCAAATTTTATTTTCAGGCCAACCCCGGGCTTTCAATTCTCGTGCAATTATTCCCCGTGCTTCCCGAGGCTTGTCAGTGTTTAGATATACCTCCCCGTTACTCACCAGAAAACAAATCATCTTTGCTTCTGGTGAGAGGCTATTGAACAACTCTTCCCAACACTCCTTGGCAATAATCAACCGTTCCGGGTCCAATTCTTCGTGGCCTTCTAGTAGTGTTACCATAACTTCCTCGTCTACAGGGATTTCCTTTTTGGCTTTCAGTAGGTTATTTATGTGATTTCTAACCACGTTCCATATGAACGTGGATTTCTTTCCCCTTGCCGGGTCATAGGAGGGAGCGGCCTCCAGATAAGCGAG